GTTATATCAATCCTATAATAAGATAATGTGGACTTAGACATTCAACCCACTTTAAATATTCTGCATGTCATCAAACTTACTCAAGGAGGCAAGAGGTGGCAACACAACCTATTACTTACAAATATGTTAGTACCAAAGAATACCATGACGCATTTCCCTGCGCTTATAGACAATGGCGTGCCGATAGCCACTGTAACCTAATTCATGGTTATAGTTTTTCAATGAAATTCTATTTTGGCACAGATCATTTAGATGCTCGTAATTGGGTCGCTGACTATGGCGGTCTAAAAGAACTCAAAAAAATCTTAGAAGATCAATTTGACCACACGTTATTGGTAGCGGAAGATGACCCTCATCTTGACGTATATAAACTTCTAGAAGAAAAAAAGATGGCTAAACTAACTATCCTACCTAGGTTAGGATGCGAAGGTCTTGCCGACATGCTTTACAAATATGTCAATGGTGTGTATATTCCTGATATGTGGGGACCTGGAGAAGCAGAAAGACTTTGGTGTTTTAGAGTTGAAGTTCGTGAAACACAGAGCAATATGGCCTTTAGGGAAGGACATAGATGTTGGGGAGAAGACCTTTTTGAGTAAATCTATCACTATATCCATAACATAACGCACATTTTATATAAATACAGGTAAGGAGAGATTAAAAATGTTCTATTACTTGTATGAAATTAAAAATATTATAAACAATAAGATTTATGTAGGCGTGCATCAGACAAAAGATATAAATGATGGGTATATGGGAAGCGGAACTGTCATAAACAAAGCGTATGAAAAATACGGAAAAGATATGTTTGTTAAAACAATTCTTGAGTATTTTGATAGCCGTGATGCTATGATTAATAGGGAAAAAGAAATCGTAAATGAAGACTTCCTATCGAGAGATGATACTTACAATTTAAGGCGTGGTGGTACTGGTGGCTTTGATTATATTAACAAAAATGGATTAAACATAAATCATGTTCCTAGGTCTGATGATTTTAAAAAGAATCTATCCGAAAGGATGAAAAAAGACAACCCAAGTAAAAGACCTGGTGCTAAAGAAAGAATGAGTGCCGCGACAAAAAAAATAATGGAGTGTGGTACACATCCTTTCCTAAATTCAGAAAAGCAAAGGGAATTGTCTAATCGACTTCGCAAAGACGGAAGAACTAAATCAGAAGTTTCTAAGGAAACAGCAAGCAGAATGGTAGAAGATGGAACTCATAGTTTTTTAAAAATGAACGCTAACAAAATAACATGTGAACATTGCGGTAGAGTTTCATCTTACCCAAATTACAAAAGATGGCACGGTGAAAAATGCCGTTAAGGCCACCGTGAATGGAATGAGGACTTGTTTGCATGAAATCAAAAAGTGTAGCAGTAGTAGGAGCCGGTATTGCAGGCATAACTTCAGCATATTATTTGTCTCAAGAAGGTTACCAAGTAACCGTATATGATAAAGAACCTTACCCTGCCATGGCCTGTAGTTATGCCAATGGCGGGCAGGTTTCAGTAAGCAATAGCCAAACATGGAACACTTGGTCAAACGTCTTAAAAGGATTAAAGTGGTTGGGGCAAAAAGATGCTCCACTACTAATTAGACCAAGTCTAGATTTTGATAAGGCCAAGTGGTTGGTTAAATTCTTACTACACACTGCTACTAACGAATGGGGACGTAATACAGCCACAACAATTACGTTAGGTATTCGTGCCAGAGAATTATACAATTTTATAGAACAAAAAGAAAATATAGAGTATGACAGATTGAACAAAGGCATACTTCATATCTATAAAAATGAGCAATACTTTCAAGATGCATTAACTGTAAAAGAATTATACGAAGCGAATGGTTGCGAATGGAAAACTGTAGATAATAGAGATCAACTGCTTGCCATAGAACCTGCATTAAAAGATTTCTACGGCTTAGTAGGAGGGATTTACACCCCTTCAGATTGGTCTGGTGATATTCATAAATTCTGTAATTCGCTACATAATGTTTTAATATCAAAATATAATGTGAAATTTTCTTTTAATACAGAAATAATATCACTAGATAAACTACATGACTTCGATCATATTGTGATAGCCAATGGCAGTCATGCTAGGCATACCAGCAAGATCATCGGCGACAATCTTCCCATATATCCTGTTAAAGGATATAGTATTACTATACCTTTAGAGTCAAATGACCAAGCACCTAATGTAAGTTTATTAGATGATGAAGCAAAAATTGTCAGCAGCCGTTTTATGAATAGCCTACGAATAGCAGGAACCGCAGAGATCGTAGGCGATAATTGGGATATTAGAAAAGATCGTATTGAGCCATTACTCAAATGGGTCAGAGAAAACTTTCCACAGATTTCTACAAAAGATTATAAGAGTTGGGCCTGTCTGCGCCCAATGACACCGAATATGATGCCTATTGTAGAACAAAGCAAGAAAAATCCAAAAGTATTTTATCATGCGGGACACGGTCATCTTGGCTGGACCTTAGCTCCTGCCACAGCAGAAATATTAGTTAAAAAAATAAAAGGCAATTAATGAAAAAAATATTAGTAACTGGTGGTGCCGGTTTTTTAGGCAGTCACTTATGTAGAAGATTAATAGAACAAGGCCATCATGTATTGTGTGTTGACAATTATTTTACAGGTAGTATAAAAAACATACGAGATCTATTAGGACTTCCCGAATTTGAAGTTATAAGGCAAGACATATGTCTACCACTTTATGTAGAAGTAGACGAAATCTACAATCTTGCCTGTCCTGCTAGTCCTAGATACTATCAACAGGATCCTATTCAAACCATGAAGACCAGCATACTTGGTGCCTACAACATGCTGGGATTGGCCAAGCGAACAGGTGCTAAAATACTTCAGACCAGCACCAGTGAAATCTATGGCGATCCTACTGTTCACCCACAATCAGAAACATATTGGGGCAATGTAAACCCTCTAGGTATACGCAGTTGCTATGATGAAGGTAAACGTGCGGCTGAATCCTTGTTCATGGACTACCATAGAAAACATAACGTAAAAATTAAAATTGTTAGAATTTTTAACACTTATGGTCCAAAGATGGCCCCAGACGATGGCAGAGTGGTCAGCAACTTTATTGTTCAGGCCTTAAAAGGTCAAGATATTACAGTGTATGGTGAAGGAAATCAAACTCGTAGTTTTTGTTATGTTGACGATCTTGTAGAAGGTATTATACGTATGATGAATTCCAACGACCAAATTATAGGTCCTATCAATTTAGGCAATCCTGGGGAGTTCACCATGCTGGAATTGGCTAATTTGGTGAAATCTAAAATAGACACAGCCAGCAAAATTATACATAAACCGTTGCCACAAGATGATCCCCAGCAACGTAGACCTGATATTTCTAAGGCAAAATTTTTCCTTAATTGGCAACCTAGTGTGGTATTAAATGATGGCCTAGATCTAACCATTGAATATTTTTCAAATCAAATAAATGGATAATCAAATTAAGTTATGGCATAGATATGTACCTGCTGATTTATGCGATCAGACACTATACGAATTTGAATGCATATTAAAAGATCCCAAATACCTAGATTATTTAAAATTCAACAAGACACAATTTGTCAATGGCGCCCTAGGCAGAGATGATATAGGTATATTTCTTGAAGATCCTGCACTTGAACGTATTCATATCGTAGAACAATATTTAGAACACCTACAGATATGTGTAACAGAATACGTAGAATTGTATCCTGCCCTAAAACATCATAGTCTAACCAATCATCGTAATATTAAAATACAAAAGACACCTCCGTATGGAGGCTATCATGTATGGCATTGTGAAAGAGATGGCGGCAAAGAGAATTCGACCAGAGAATTAGTTTGGATGATCTACCTCAATGATATTCCCGAAGGAGAAGGTGAAACTGAATTTTTATATCAGGCCTGTAGGCTACGTCCAACCAAGGGCACAGTGGTAATTTGGCCTGCAGGGTATAGCCATACTCATCGTGGATTAACAGTTTACACCAAGGCAAAATATATCGCCACAGGTTGGTATCATAGTTTTTGGACGTAATTTTGGAAGTATATTATGAATAAACAAGAAAGTATTAATAGAATGAAGGAACTGATGCAGCCAATTGATCGGCAGATTATGATGTGTGATACTAGAGAGGATATGATAATGATGGCCAGTTGTATGCTGATATATGCCAAAGACATACTAGATCAAGAAATAGGCACAAGGGGACGTAAAAAGATGTTCCAAGATTTCTGTGAATAATCTAGAAGTAAAAATCAAATGGAATAACCAACATGGCTTTTGGTGGAATGAGGCTTGTGCTATGGTTGTAAAAGTATTCGGTGTTCCTGGAGCAAGATATACCTATCATCCCACTATTAGTGATATGATCTTCTTGTTTAACAATGAAAAAGATGCTATACTATGTAAATTACTACTTAGTGAGATTGCAGAATGACAGACAATGTATTGTGTAAAGACTGCGTTCATAGTTTTGTAAAATGGTTTGATTATCCATTTGCTCTGCTTAATAAAGAACTATATACCAATTGTAAAAAGGGTTGGATAGAATCTCAAAATGAATTTGAACCAGTCACAGGAAACAAAACCATACCCGGCCATTATCGCAAAGCTAGTCTTGAAAGATTGGCCGTCAATGACGGCAGATGTGGTCCAAATGGCAAATACTGGCAACCAAAGAATAAAAAACTATTTTTAACCTACCTCAAAAGAATCTAATATGACCAAACGAATTGGTTTTGCCTGCAAATGGATTGACCATCCCCAGCAGATAAACGGTATCAAACCCAAGGATGACTGTAAGAAATACAATACAGGCGCTACAACTGTGGCCTGGTTAAATAGACAGACAAAAGACAAGGCCGTGGAGAAACTATGGGACCTTATGAAAGGCAACATAGAAGCAACCAGATTGTTGGTAGAAAGGGTTAGTAAATTAGATGAAAATCTGCGAATGGTACGACTCAGCAGCGATATATTGCCTGTATACACTGAGCCTTCTTGGTGCTGGTTTTGGAGAGACTCGGCAGTCCGAAATTACGCCGAAGGAGCTTTCCAAAGAGTTGGGGATTTGGCCCGTGAGAATCGTGTTCGCCTTAGTTTTCATCCTGGTCAGTTTACCGTTCTGGCTAGCGATAACCCAGAAATTGTAGATCGTAGCATAGAGGAATTTGAATATCATGTGGATATGGCCCGTTGGATGGGATACGGTAAAGAATTTCAGGACTATAAAATCAACGTCCACATCGCGGGTAGAGCCGGTCCCCAAGGTATTCGAGCAGCACTTAAGAGACTGTCTCCAGAAGCAAGAAACACCATTACCATTGAAAACGAGGAAATAAGTTATGGACTCGATGACTGCCTTTCTATTAGTGATGTCGTTCCTATTGTGCTTGACATTCATCATTTCTTTATCCGCGAAGGCTCATATATCCAGCCTAGAGATGACCGTATTAAAAGGGTTATTGACAGTTGGCGTGGTGTTCGCCCTGTCATCCATTACTCTGTCAGTAGAGAGGATCTACTGGTAGGTCATTGTGCTAACACATTACCTAATTATGCTCAATTATTAGAATCTGGACATAAAAAACAAAAACTGCGAGCCCATAGTAATTTTATGTGGAATACGGCGGTAAATGAATGGGCACTAGGTTTTCTAGAAACACACGACATCATGACAGAATCGAAAGGTAAAAATTTAGCCAGTTTTACGTTCTACGAACAGGCTAAAAAATTAGGCTTTCTTTGATACAGGTTTACGACCACGTGGTGCTTTGGTAGCAGCAGGTTTGGATTTTGTGGCCTTAGTGTCAACCGTAACAGCAGGTTTTACTGCACGAGGCTTCCTTGTTTTTTTAGGTTTTACAGGTTCTTCTACTTTAACTTCTGTAATTGGCGGAACTACAGGCTCAGGAGCACTAGGTGGAACCGTAGGAGTTTCTATATAATTACTAGATTCTGGTTTATCGACCTTGTTAAAAAACCACCACAAACCTCCAAGTGCAAGAATAACCACTATGATAAAAATTTCCATTTGAGATCCTTTCAAATATATGTATATATTTAACCAAAAATAAATAACTTAATATATAATGGCACCTTATGCATAAACTTAGAGAAATATACGACCAAGGACAGTCTGCCTGGGGTAATACACCCGAATCTTTTTCAGATAAAGGCAGTGTTCATACATACTTAGACAGCTACTACGAAATTTTAAAAGACAGAACACATTGTAAAATATTTGAAATAGGAGTAAGAACAGGCGGCAGTATTTGGTTATGGAAAGAATTTTTACCAAGTTACAAAATATGGGGTATAGATATAGATAACAATTATTTTGCATCAAGACCTTTCGCACAAGAATTACGAGATGATGCTAATATAACTGTGAAATGGCAAAGAAATAGTTTTGACAAGAATAGTTATTCAGATATACCAAAAGACTTTGATCTTATCATAGACGATGGAGATCACCATGAAGAAAATATTTGTAAAACACTCGAACATGCTTGGCACCATTTAAAAACAGGTGGAATATATGTGGTAGAAGATGCTCAACATGATGAGGCTATAAATACAGTTAAGAATAAGATATTAGATTTATGTCCTAAAGCTCAAATAGAAGTTCGTAAGTTTAGACCTGACAGCGACGATAATCTTATTATTGCTATCAAAAAGGAGGATTAACCACTCACATTACCCAAAAAAATTACTTTTTGGAGTCTAGCATGCCTAACAA